AGTTGACTCATGATCTCTTTTTTGACTGCATCCCTTGACCTGCCATCGAGTATCATGACATTAAGTTTTTCACGCAATTTCTCTACTACATCCTGTTCAAAGTTTTCGACTACTTTAATTGCGTCATCCTCAAACTCACGCATGAGCTTTTTGCGTATCGGGAGATCAATGGTCGTTAGGTAGTCTCTCGATATTTTTGCAAGCCCTTCCTCGTCAAGTTTAGGCTGTATAGCAACATTTTTAAGTATCGTGCTTTTGAATTCCTTACTGACACGATCCATTGTAGCTACACCCATACTTTGAATGGTCATGTTTTTGACAAATGAGGATGTCTTGCCGGTCATTGCATCGAAATTTTTTGTAAGCCGTTCTTGTAGCGCAATCATTTTTCTTGCGTTTACTGATATCAACTGCCTCATTTTGAATGGGAGTTTTGAAGGATGCAGTTGCCATGCTTTATCGACAAACTTACCACCAAGTCCTTTTATCTCTTTTGATATCGAAGCCGATAGCTGACCACTGAACTTGCCGTCACGATACTCAATCAGACCGCTTTTAAGGTATCGTTCGAGTATTGTATCTTTATCATTAGTCATAGCTTCGACCTCTTGAACCTCGTACAGCAGAGGCGCGAATACCGATAGATAAATGGCTTTATAAATTTCTCGGTATAAAGGCATATGCCATTTGTCTTGATAGATGATTGGCCGTAGTATTTTCTTTTTCATAGCAGCCATTCCGGGTGATTTAATGTCCACTGAACTGTCCTACTAAGGGAGTTATAAAAATCAATCGGTGCTTTCCAACCAAGCTTTTTAATTTTATCGCCGTCAAGCGCATACCTCCGGTCATGTCCGGGCCGTGCCGAGTGAAAGTCTACTAATTCATATCGCAGATCTTCCCCCATGAATTCAGCGATTTTTAGCGCCATATCGAGGTTGTTGACTTCAATATCGCCTACAATATTGTACCTGTCTGGTTTGATTATTTCTTGCATTGAATCTTGATAGTGAGTTGCTTTTTTCCTGTCGAGTAGGAATAAAAGAGCATCGGCGTGATTTCTAGCATGCAGGTAATATCTTGTACCAATAAATTTATCGTTACCGTGGATCGTCACGACCTCTTTATTCAGTACCTTTTTGATAACCATCGGAATGAATTTCTCTCTATCCTGCCTCTCACCAAACATATTCATGGTATTTGTAATGATCAGAGGAACGCCGAATGTCCGCCAATATGATATCGCAATTGATTCCTGAGAGGCTTTACTTGCCGAGTATGGATTACTAGGTAGTATCGTCTCCCATTCTTTATGGTTGTGTTTATTAAGTGCAGCGCCATAAACCTCATCGGTTGATATTTGAATGAAGACCATGGGTTTTACTTTTCGAGCATACTCAAGAACATTCACGACCAGGCTAACATTGTTGTTTATAAATGGTACAGGATCGGTTATCGAGCGATCAACATGAGACTCTGATGCCACATTGATGATAAAATCAATATCGCCTATCTTATCAATTAGGCGGTCTGATATTGGAGTAGTTAAGTCATGCGTGAATATTTTGTATCTACTTGCATCTTGATAGATGCGCATTGAATCGCCTCGATGTTTGAAGCTGTCAAGTCCTATGATCTCCCAATCGGTATTAAAAAGAAGGTGCTCAACCAAATGAGTCCCTACAAATCCCGCGCTACCCGTTATTAAAACTCTTCTCATGTAATTCTCCATTTTATGATTCTGAAGGGCTTGATTTACCTGTGTCAGCTTCTTCAAGGTTATCTATTCCCATTGCCTTTAATTCCTCAAGTGAGAGGGCTTCATTCTCGTTTAAATCGATTGAAAATATCTTCTCGTTATTGATGATCTCAATTCCTTTTTCGGTCGGGCAAAGGCCGCTATTGATGACTGATACGACTCTATTTAATTTCTCTGTTTTCATTGTTGATTCTTGATTGCTGCTCATGACTCTTAGAGGATGAAATTCGAATGATAATTTTTCAGGGATATAACCTAATTTTTTCTGACAGCAGATTTGCAGGATTTTTATTAAACCTTTTCTGCATTTTGACCTGATATCAGACTCAATCATGGCATTATAATTCTCGATATCATCTTCACCGGAATTAAAACCTGACGCTGATAGGCCGAATAGCTTTGTCATTGGCATTCTTAAATCACAAGCAAGGCCGATTCTTATTTGGCCTAAAATCTCAGCAAGGCCCCCAAAGCCTAATGTCTTTTGCTCGTAGTCATCGTCTTTATCAACCACAAGTGCATTCTGATAGGATTTTATTTTAGCTGCTGCGCTAATTCTATTTGCTGTTTTTTGAGCGCCGTCCCTTGTTGCAATTGCGCTGTTGAATCCGTTTATTTTAAACACATCTACTTTAGACTCATCAAGTAGCTCATATGTCACGTTCTGATGCTTCATGTATTGATTATAAGAGCGGATCATTTTCTCAAGCTCTGACACTCCCCACCCAGCAAATTGACCTCTGATGATTGAGGGGGCTTCTTTATTCTTAAGCTTGATTACATTATCTTTATGAAGTTTATGACCATAATAATTGTAAGGACAGTCTGAACCTTCAAGTTCTGATAGTCGATCCATCTCTTGATTGGATGATGCAACATAAGCTAATTCCCACCTATCAGCAGGATAAAATTCTAGCGGTGTATTTTCTTTTATCGAATTTATGTTGAAGGGTGAGCTCATATTTTGACCAGCGTTGATGATAATCCCTGCGCCACCGTAAAGCCTTGCCCATTTGAGGGCCTGAGAGTAATTGATGAGTACGTCTTTCTCATCTAAATAAGCCTGAAGCTCATCAATATCATCTTGGCTTAGTTCGGGGCATTTTATTATTATGCCGCCTCTGAAAGCATCGTCAATCGGTTGATCGATTACAACCTGGATGATCCCGTGTTCAAAGTAAGTCTGAGAAAGGAGCATTCTGTTATTTGTAATTGCGCTGTATCTGTTGTTATAACTCAGTGAGTTTGTCTGACTTAAACTTGAGCCGATTGAAGTCATGAAGTCAGTCATGGAGTTTTCATGCAGGACCGGTTCTTCTTTTTTCTTTTTAGCCATTATCATCCCCTTATTTTTAAAAATAGTATTACATCACGCCTTCATCGTATATGGAAATTTTTCTTTTTATCATATCATTTAGAGCGTATCTGAGAGCGTCAATGCAATGATTGAAATCATCAATTAAAATTGGTAGAACATCATTTGTTCTTTTGTCAATTTTGAATGAGTACCTTTTAAATTCCGTGAGTGTATGCACACAAGAAGGGTGGATAATGACTTTTTCAAACTGCTTGATAAATTCTATACCGTCCTCGATCGAACCCGACCATTTACTGGCCGCTTCGATATTCCACCCTTCGTTTTTTAAATACGATATAGTTTCTGGCCTAGCGCAATCGGCTCTTATCTTATAATTCTTCGCCGCAATGCAGCTTGTTATCAATTTTGACAGCTCATTTATCTCGATATGATGACCATATGCCTCTTTATCGATATAGAGGTTCCTGCCTTTGATAAAACACCTTATGAAGGTCGAAGGATCATTAGCGAAGCCGAAGTCCATTCCGTGATAAAAGCTTTCAATTCCTTCAGAGGAGAATTCTTCAACAACAAACTTGCCTTTGAATACTTGAGCGTCTGATACGGTCCTTAGCTCCCCTTCCCAGACATGCAGATACTTCTCATAATCGATCGCCATCATGTGAAGGCGCTCTTTTTCTAACACCTCAGGGAAGTAATCATTATCGCTATAGTTCACTTTTCTTTTGACCATATCATGCTGACCTGTCACGATGAACATTTGATAGACGGGATCATCCTCGTGCGTAGGGTTAAACGTGATAATGAGCCTACTGCCTGATTTTCTAATTGTAGGTATTAAGATATCCCACGAGGATTGAGATACTTTGTCAGCTTCCTCAATCCATACGATATCGACGCCTTCAGTTGATTTGACAGATTCGATATTATGAGCAAGCCCTTTGAAGATAAAAACAGACTTATTTATTTTGCATTCAATAGACGCTATTTTTAGTGAAAACCATTTTTGAAAACCATAAAGATAAATGACTTCTTTTAACAGGGTGTAAACTGATTCTGTAATTGAGTTTTGCAGCTCCCTTGCACAGAGTATTTTTACTTTTTTTGATAGTGCTGTAAAAACTAAAAATCTCGCAATCGAATGAGATTTACCGCTACCACGTCCACCGTAGTAAACATAGTAACGATAATCATCAAAAAGATCGTCGAAGATTTCAGGTACAACTATTTCAATGTTACTCATTTTTCTGCTTTTTTATCTGCTCGTCTTGCTGAGAATGTCACTACAGGAATAGTGGAATCTTGGCTTTGCGTGTCTGTCGTTATTTTATCAGACCAACCGAGAATGTTTTTTAGCGCAAAAATAAGGACAGCTGTATTGCCTTCATCAATTTTTTGCCATGTTTTTCTTCTG